TTTCTTGGTGCACGCTTTGGTTTTGGTTTAGGCTCAACTACTGGATCTTGAACTACAGTTGCCGGTAGAAGACCAGGAAATGTCTCACGCACGATGGACTCGGTGATCGCTGTCCATGTGTTTTGGAGTTCTTTGTCCTTGACTGCGACCATGACTGTTGCTTCGCCAGGATGTAGCGATTCTAGCATACCGATGAACAGTCCTTCGAGCTTTAATTTCGTTAGACCTTGGGGAGGGTTATGCCACAAATAGGCAAGTCGCCGCGTCTCGGAATACAAGTCGTTTTCCGAGGTACCTTTAGGCAACACCATTGCCTTATAGGGAGGGATCCCCGACGGTAGTTTGTACGTTACCGTAGGATCGAAGTTGTGCTGTAGGATCAGTTGTAGCGTTTGACTCTGCTGACTTCGAAGATAGGCTGGAATCTCAGACGCCGGCAATTTGTTAGCCTCGTCTAAGATTTCGTGGATGGCAAGTTTTCTCATAGTTCGGACTCCATTCTGTGAGAGTATTTAGCGAACCACAACCATCGTATGGTACATCGCTATGGCGGCTGCTGAAGACACATTCAAACTGCGAATGACTCCTGGTTGGTCAATCGACAACCAAATCTCGGGCTCGCAATGCTCTTGAGGAATTCCAGATCCCTCTGCTCCAAAAATCAGACATGGCTTGACTCCCGGAATCAGACTATCCGCCAGCGTTTCCAACGGAGCGCCGCCTTGCTCAATGACAATTGGCAGGTATCCATTGATGCGTATGGTCTGGAACATCGAATCCCAATCGAATGGGTCGGTGTCTGTTTGGTATGCATCAACTGGAATGTAGACGTTGCTTCCGACGGCGCTGCGCCGATCCCACTTCCGACGGCCGAAGATGAACACGCGCTCCGCGCACAGGCACGCGGCCGTCCGGACAATGAACCCGATGTTGAGGTCGCCCGTAACGTTCGCCAGCGCGACGCTGTAGCCTAGTGCTTGCGCCTGCGCAATGGACTTGACCTCGGCCGTTTCTAGCGCTTGGAACTCATCCTTGACGTTGAATGTAGTCTGCTTTGGAGGCCTATCGTCGCTTGGTGTTGTAGTCATTGACATACCAGCCAGACCCCACGAAAGACGAGTTAACGATCCCGGGAAGTCGATCAAGCTCGGTACCGCAATCGCGGCATAGAGCATTGAGCGAATCGTTGTAGTTTTTGAAACACAACTCTACCATTTTTTCGCAGTTGTTGCAAAAAAAATCCCACCTAGGCACAAAATTCTTTCATGTAGATATTTAGTTGTTATGTATAGTGGAGCCACGTGCCGGAGTCGAACCAGCAATCTTCCGCTTACGGGGCGGCTGCTTCGCCAATTAAGCTAACATGGCATGAAGTGGAGCCAACTGATGGTTATGCTCCATCGTCGCCGCATTACCAATGCGGTGCTCTACTATTGAGCTAAGCTGGCGCGATTTGAAATTGTTAGATACTAGCGAATCGAACTCGTTGGTGTTCTCGAACGTAACCCGAATCGAGTTTGATAGAACCAAAAACCTTTGTGACCAACCAACCGTTATCACCAATCAACTTCAAATATCGCCCGGTCTCGGCAAATTTGACTGGAATCCATGCTGTTATATTTGTGTTATCTTTTACTAATTGGCATTGAATCATAAACATCCTTTGAAATGGTGGAGCTACCCGGTATTTCGACCAGTTCTGAAGCCCATGAAATTGGTGCATCTTGATAGAATCGACCCTACTATGTAGCCGTCGCTATCCGTCCTTCGGTCAGCCCACAAAATGGTCCCGGTGTGAGGAATCGAACCTCAGTCTGTAGGGCCACAACCTATCGTTCTACCACTGAACTACCCCGGGATGGTGCGTCCGGAAGGACTCGAACCTTCAAATCTCTTGGTTCGTAGCCAAGGATCCTATCCAATTGAACGACGGACGCATGAAAATGTTAGGTTGGTGGGCGCAATGTTCCTATGAACTGTATATCGGCAGGTACGGTCAAATTGCCGTGGTTATCATGGAGAACCAACAACCGTTCTTTAGGAATTACTAGACTTTCGTTGTTAAGAGGTTCAACCATTTCTGGTTCGAATGTGTTGAACGTTTCCATGCTAACCGAAAACCCTAGTTGCATGTATTTTTCATCTAACATATGTGTAATGGTGCACCCAGAAGGAGTTGAACCCTCATCTTATGGTCCGAAGCCATAGGTCCTATCCGTTGAACGACAGGTGCGAAAATGGTGCTCCGTGAGTGAATCGAACACCCATAATCAGCGTGTAAAACTGACGTTCTACCATTGAACTAACGGAGCGAAATGTGGTCGAAGATCATGGAATCGAACCATGGTCTCAGCCTTATCAGGGCCGTGTACTACCGTTGTACTAATCTTCGTTTTGCTTTTCTAACTCAATGATCCTACGTGTTATTTCAGATAAAGCATCATTTCTGGTCTGCCCAAGATATTGTGGGTAATCTACGTTCACGATCACCCCATTGATAATTAACGGCTTCTCGGGTTTAGGCCTAAACAGATGATCTTGTGCGGCAATATGACGCACTAATTTATCACTTATCTTAAGATGGTCGTAATGTTTCTTGCCAACACAGATAGCATCATACAAACGAGTTTCGCGAATTTTTTCCAGTGCCGCGATGAATGGGAATAGTAACTTGTATCTGATATTGTTCACGTTTATCCTATTTAGGCCACACGTACGGTTCCCATGCGAGCGAACCAAACTGTGGTGCGTAATGCTCTGGAAGCTTCTTGACTAGATTGGCACGATGCGACCGATGAAAATTGTCGTTGCCTAGCCATTCAGGATCAGTGTTACCTACTGGTAAAATCGACCACATGGTCCTTACCTTATCCAGTACGGTATCCTTGTATCCTCGTGATCTCCATTCATTACATATTGTCACGGTGTAATCTAACAGTTCCGCTTCGTGACCGCGCCACATTCTAGTTGCTGGATGGTTTTTCCAACCTTCAGAAATTCCTAGAAGTGTACGTAAAATTTGGTAACACTCGACTCGCTGTTTGCCGAGTCTGCGCATGTCTAATGATTTGGCAGACTTATCAAACTCTGGGTACGGTAGAAATGTTTGCATTAGGGAGTCTTATACTTGCGAGTTATCCAGATGAATGGACTCCAAATGTCGAATGTCGACCAGTATATACGACGAAGGTACAAACGTCTACCCATAAACGATGTAGTAGCCGAATATTTCCACGGTTTGAATGAAATGCCTATCATAGTCTCGATGGTAGTCGCGCCAGGAATCGAACCTAGAACTTATAGTTAGGAGCTATACGTGATGTCCGTTTCACCACGCGGCCGTGTTACGCGGCGTTCTTTTTGAGCGTAGGGTACAATGTGAAGCAGACTTTGCTGCAAAACACACCTGTGTCCCATTCACCAGTTTCGCTGCGATACTGCCAGTTACGATCTTCGCCATCGGCAGTAGGCCGAGACCGTCCGCAAGACTGACAAGGCCTAAACTTGGACCCCATAACTGCTCGACGATGTTCGGACGCCATTACTTGTTGCGTTCTGTTTGGTTGATCATGAACGTATTGTACAGAAGTTATCGTGGTTTGTCAACCACTTTCTTGGACTCTTTTTCGAGATACGCATTCGACAACAAAGATGCCGGAATTTCAGACGCTCGTTCTGGATTGCCGGCTTTGGCCGCTGCCTTTAGTATGCCGTTTGGTGTCTGTTTGATTTTCGGCATCTTCTTCGATGGTTTTAGGAATAGAGGTGCCGCTTTAAGCTCTGTATTAAGATCACTCAATTCGGGAACAGAATTGGCGGCGACTGGTGTTTCTTGCACACCACTCATAACGCTCTCCAACGGTGTTGGACCGGTTTCCAGTTGAGCGCTATCTCTCAGTGCGCCCAGCGATGTTGGACCGTTCTGAGTCGATTTCTGCGCTTCGATTTGCTTGAAAAGAATGTTTGCCGCAATGAGCATCATGATGGCCATTGGATCAAAGACAGACATAAGAAGTATGATGAGCCAAACGATAGCCTTTTGAATGGTTTCAACCGAATCGTTGCCATAGATCGCTTGTGCGACATATCGAAGAGGCCCAATATCTGCTGTGGCTTTGCCAAATTCTGCTTTCTTGGCAATCTGCTCCGTTTTCACCGCACGGAGTTCTTCACCGACTCGCTTGATGTCCGCGAATAGCTGAGTCTTCTTAGCAGACGTTTCGCGTTGAACTTGAACGGCGCCATTTTCTCTCGTCAGTCGATACGATGCGCCGAGTTGATCGACGAGTTTGTTGGACTGCGCCGAAATGCTGTCTACTTCGCGGTTGAGTCGATTGAGTTCCGCAGTGAGACCTGCTTCTCGTTGCGCGATTTCGTCTAGCGTCATCTTAGCGGTGATGGATGTGGTTTCCATGTCTACGTGCGAGAGATACCCAAAGATTCCCAATGAAGTAATTACCATCAAGAGTATGGTAGCAGTGTAGAAGTACATTCGCACTGGTTTGGATGCAAGATGGCGAAACCGGTACAACCAGGCAACGGCCACGAGCTTCGACACTTCGAGCGCGGCGCCCAAAGCAACAACTGCGCGGAAAGAGCCAGCGAAAATCATGGCCAATCCGACGACTGAAAAGAACCCTGCTAGGCTAGAAAGCAGAAGTCCACAAAGAAAAGTTGTCCAGGCATAAAATCTCATACTGTATTATAACACTACTTGGCTAGCTTGTTGTATGTTTGCATTACCTGATTCCAACGTGCGTCTGTGTCTACGTACTTCTTCAATGCAGCTTTGGCCGCAGCTTTTTGTTCGGGAGTAACACCTTTGCGTTTGTTTGCCGTATCCTTGAGCGCTTGGAGTTCATAGTCCCTCTGCACTTGTTTGGCAGTCTCGATACCTAGACTGTTCTTGATAGCGTCGATGACGATGTATGCTCCGCTCCCGAGACCAACAAGCAATTGGCTGATGGCGCCCAAATCTTCGTTTAGAGAGATTGGTTGCGTTGACTCTTTGCCTTCGTTGATTGATTCTTCGATGCCATGTGTTTTGCTAGCCCATGCCTTCAATGCCTTCTCGTTCTTCTTGCCCTTGATTAGCTTGAAGAACTGAGTGTCGATGGCATTACGCTTTTCTGCGCTGGTGAATGTACTATAGCCAGACTGTGCTTTGGCAGCCGCCGCAGCTTGCTTGAAAATCGTTTCCCCGTCACCCTCTTCCGCGGCTTCTGTCAGCCCGGCAGTAACGCCTACCTTTTTCCTAGGATCGAACTTGAGAATTTTGGTTGCCGCATCTTGCATGTCCTTGACTACACTCTTGCGCATACCAAACCATGATCGGTCTCCCGCGATGGTTTCAATTTTGCCATTGCTGATACTGAAGATGGCATTCCGTGAGTTTTGAAATATGCCGTGATTCCACTCGCTTCGCGGATCCGCAGATACTCTCACGGCCAAAGAAGCTCGGGCCTCGCCACCCAACGTTTGCCGAATTACTTGCGCGTATGGTAGTGCTGATGTTAGCGCGAGTTCGAGTGCTAGTCGATCAGCTTCGGAATATGCAATGTAATCACCAGATACGGCCTCTTTGATCAGACTTACGATTTCTGAATTTTTCATTAGTGATTGTTCCTTGCAATCGCGTCGATGGTTTCCTGACTGTAGTTGTGTTTAGCAAATTCTGCTTGCGCGATTTCAGACAAACGCTTTTCTAGACCAAACTGCAAGTTGCCAGTATCGACAATACTATTTCCCAATGACCAATAGTTACCACCGCGGTACGTCCAAATTCGTAGGTCTGGCCGCCCTGGAAACGTCAGTACGAATTTAAGGACCTGGTCGCCTTGGATGTTCTTGATTTCTGTACGGTCGTAATAGTAGCCGAATTTTCTAGCAGAGTTTGCAAATGGATGTACCTGTTCTGGGCTTTCATTGAGACGTGATATATTCTCGATGATTGCCTTTGCCATGTTCTTTGGAAGAGGCTTTACCGATTCAGGAATCCATGCGTCTGCGCCAAGCACAAAATCCGATTCCACTCCGAGTGCCTTAAGCATTTCGAGCTTCTTCGCTATCGCAGGCCAACTTTCCTTCTTATATCTAGTCATATTGATTTGGTCGATGATGTGATTCAGCATGTCAACTGGTTGACGCATTTGCAGAATCTCGGCAGTCCATCGCGGTGCTACTTCGTTGGCAAACGCAATCACTGCCTGTCGTTGAAGCTCGTAAGGCGCAGCTTCTTTGAGATTGCGCTTAAATTCGTTGGTAATAGATTTTGGATCCGCTGATTCATTCTGAAGCGATCTTTTCATGTGCCAACTCTTATCCAATACTCCAGCGGCGTGACAGTCCTTGTGATGCCCGCAGTTGATACAGAACGAGTATGGTTTGTTACCAGCGTCCTTGAAGGAATCACATACCTTCCACGACTCACCACATTCGGGACAAGTCTTGCCAATTGGTTCTCGGTCGCTGCCTGGGTTGTATGCTTCGGAAATCTTTGCTTTTGCCATGGTGGTTCCTGTTTGTGATTCTCTAAAGTCTGACCGATAATATCGGATTGGTTTATTTTGTTGCTTGCAAACTCGGCATACATCTCCGAGTTCGAGCGGTTTCATTGCTTTCTTGCCGCATGCCAAACAAAATTTGCCTGGGGTAGGAACAGGAGCAGGCGGGACTTCTATCTTGGGTGTATGCTGACCGTAATATTCCGCACGAGCCCGGGCGTTTCGTTTGTCTTGATCTGGATTGCCTACAAACATTTCTACCACCACCGTTGAAAATGGAATGGTAGTGTCACTATTCGACAGCCATTCTTTGAAGTTGACTAATGACACTTCGGTTACGTTCTGCAACCGAGCAGGTCCGTAGCCATCGGAAAATCCTGCGTGGTAAGTAGCAATTGCGGACTCCCGCGAATCAAATGCTAACATAGCTTTGATTTCATCGAAGGTTCCATCAAGTCGTTGTTGATCGACGACATATATGACGTTAGAATCTAACGAGTCGCCTAAGTAGCAATCGACTTCTTCGCCATCAGATGATTCTGAGCGCTTGATATACCCATAGTGCGCGGGGAAGTCACTAACTTCCCACGAACCGTCGTGCGCAGTTCGTGTGCCGCCTTTTGGCGTTTCGATGGCTATGGATAGCCCTTTCCAGTTAACGTGGCCCTTTGGGTAGTTGCCGGAAAGACGTTGAGATGGAGTCAGGACGGGAATTTTGCTAGCTTCTGCCGCAACATCAGCGGGTGAGACCGCGATGATTTCCTCGACAATTGATTTCCATTGAGACTTTGCCATATGGGTTATTTAGCATATGGCAAGTGTTCAGCATTTAACGTAAGACCACTTGCGCTCGCCCTTCTCAAACCAGTCCCAACCCAGGTCAAGTAGATACGGATCCACGTTTTTTTCGTGGTCGTATAGCGCAACGTCATCGAACACAAACACAGCGTTTTTGGGTGTTCGAGCATCAAAGAAGTCAATTTCGGCTCTAATGGCTTCTGCTGAATGTGGGCCATCGAAATGGACTAGCGCGTACTCATTCTCGATTGTCTTGACGTCGTCATATACAGGCACGCCGTCAAAGTAACGCGCAAAGAATTCGGTATCTTCGAGATTGAAGAATTGGAATGCTTGTTGGTTCTGTAGACAATAGAGGTAAAGCTCGATAAGGCATTCGTCCCGCATTGTGTTTGTGTAGTCGCGCCGAATGCGTTGAATGTTGTCTTCGTGATACTCGATATTGCCATAAGGGTCTATGGCAATATGTAATTTCTGAAGCTCGAAGTCTTTGAGTGCGTCGATAATCGCTTTGGTGCCACCTCCGCGGCGCAACCCAATCTCGCATGTCATTCCAGGAACGGCATTTTCCCAAAGCAGTTGCACTGCACTGTGCAACATTTCATAGTCGTCCGAGTCGCCTGGTAGAGTAGGTGTTAGAGTTACTTTCATGACTTCACTTCCTTGAGTAGTAATTCCCACAACCGTATGATGCGGCGCCAGTTGAATCGTCGAGAAGCCATAGCCTGATTCATCTGCCGCAATAGCTGATAGTTTGGATTGTCCCAAATATCAGTCTCGCGCAGTTCTTTTACATATGTGCGTAAAACAGACGCAAAAATTTCAGCATGCGTTGCGTGGTCGGTAGTACCGCTATACATGATAGTCGTTCCACCGCTGGTTTCTGGCAGAGCTCCGAAATTTGGATGGATGCTGTCACACCCCGACATCATGGATTCAATGAGACACCGACAGGATGTTTCTGTCCAGATTGAGGGGTACACAAACGCATGCGCCCGTTGATATGCTTCTCGGACTACAGAATTTGGCTGACTGCCGTGGTAGTGAATCTTGGGATGAGACTTACATCGTTCGAATAACTTCTGATATTGTGCGTCTCGTTCGGGCCATCCGTACAGTTCGAACGATGAGTAAACGTGAAGCTCGATGTAGTCTAGTTCTTCTGCTAGTGCTTCAAACGCGGGCACCAACAACTCTAATCCCCGATGGGGTGTAGGCGTATAGATGAGTTGGATCGGATTCGTCCTCGGGTCTGCCTTTTGCACTGGTTCGAATGTGTCTACTCCATTTTCGATGACTACGTGGTCTTTCGAATATGGAATGTTCAGCACATTGCGATACTGCTGGTATTGCCAGTTCGAAACGAATACTAACTTGTCGAATCTTGCCCTGCTTGCGGCCTCGCGGAGGTGTGAGGCTTCGGGATCTTCTGGTAGATCGTGTAAGAAGTAAATCTTCTTTTTACCAGGCTCTAGATGCCTAACTCTGGATGAGATGATTTGAACACCATCCAACTGTTCTGGACCAAGAAGTTCAAATAGCTTCCGTGTGGTCAGTTCTGTTCCGCCATTCGCATTGCGGTTCAGTTCGTTGGTTTCGGGTTGTGTAACGATCCTGCGATCACTAAGTTTCATGTAAGTATTTAGACGACTGTCCAACCTGCTTCTTTGAGGACGTCGAGAACTTCAGGAAACATGTTGTGTTCCTTGCCAATCAGATACCAGTACGCAAACGGGTCGATAGGCTTGCGCAATGACCACGACATTACTGGCGGTTCTGGAACACCAGCGGCCGACCGCAAGGACTTGATCACCAACCTAGCATCTTGCCAGTTCAGAACTTGTAGTGTTGCGTTGTCATCATGCTTGAAGCCAAACGAACACAACACGGCGTAGAGCTTCTGTGCCCATGCGGGGTCTTTGATCTTCTCAATGGCCGTTGTTTTGGCAAGCAAATCCAACCCGAGTTCGTGAGTTGGTGTTTTAGCCGACAACTGTTTCTTCGAAGACTTTCGCTTAGCCATTAGTTTCCGTACTCCGCGTCACCATTGAGACAATCAATCTCATGTCGTAGCACACGAATTTTGACTTGAAGCTCCGCGATCTCTTTGTCCTTAAGCTCGGATTGCGCACGATGGTAATTGATCGCTCCGCACAAATCAATGACACACGAAAGACACCAACCATCACCTTGATGGGCGCAGTTGCATGATTGCGGCATGGTCATACTGTATGTCCTAGATGAAGATGGTTCCCTCGCATGGATTCGAACCACGATGACAATGTCCAAAGCATTGCGTCCTACCATTAGACGACAAGGGAATGTAAATGGTAGCCCACGTTGGATTCGAACCAACATTTCTCACCTTGAAAGGGTGGTTGCCTAAACCATTAGCAGAGTGGGCCGTATGAAGATGGTGGATCCACCGAGACTCGAACTCGGAACCTACTACTTAAGAGGCAGTTGCTCTAACCAATTGAGCTATGGATCCAGGGAGAGTGCCAGGCTTGATTCTGGCTTTATCAATAGTTGTCGGCGCCTTTCCGTATATTGCAACGGTCTGCCCGAGTGGGATGCCCCGAGGTACTGAAGCATCACTCCGCAAATATTGTTACCGAGGTACCATAAATCTCGGATGTGTCCTCGACTCCTGTCCAGGTTACGTTATGCCTGAATGGGGTGTCTTCGCTAGACAGTTAATCCTGTTTCGCTCCACAACGACTCTCAATGAACGAATTGTATCAGTATCTAGTCGACCTGTCAACCACGTTTTCGAGATATTTTGGTGGAACTGGCATGCCGCTTGCGCCATAGATCGGAAGGAGTTTCATCGGAATCTTCAGTTTCAGTGGCCTCTGAAATCGAGGAAACGGCTGAAGTGAACCCTATTTGTTTTGGAATGGGTTTGCTTGAACTATCGTCTTCTTCCTTGAAGTCCACCAAGTCTCCAAGATTGTCCCACACATGCGAATAGAGACAGTCGATAGCGTCGTCGGCGCTACCTTTGAATTGCGGTGACGTGATTTGTTGATACCCGGTGATCAACCCGCGTTCAATGGCGGTGCTGACAATGTTGTGTAGATGTACCCGCATGTATTGACGCTCCTAGTTTAACTGCACTAGGGCTATTTAGTGGAAAGATCGAGTTCGGCCTGCTGCGCAATCGCGGCGGAGTTTGGCAGATCTTCCGAAAGCGTCTTCGTTCCATCGACAAGGGACACCATTACTTTTGTGCGTGGCTGTATTGGTTTCGGCGCTCGTGGTTTCTTGATGTTGTGATTGGTGCGAATGAAGATCTTCGGGAACATCTTCTCTAGCGCTTTTCGTACCATGTAGCTCGACGACATACCCACAGAACGAGCGAGTAGGTGCAACTCATTTTTCTCATACATCGTCACGCGGCACATAAGCATTTCGCGTCTGGCTGGCAGGCCTCCGTGCCCTAGCCCTCCATCAGGCCAGAATGCGGCTTCCGGATTTGACTCATAGAATTTGGCTACTGCTTTAGGTAACTTTGGTTTTTTGGATTTCATTGTATTGGTACTCTGCAAGGAAGTAACTGTCTGCGATGTCTGCGCATGGACTGCCAACACCTTCGGCTTTTGGGTGACATAGCTTTGCCCAACTCGCGTACTCGGGAAACTTTGCAATGAAGGACGCCCAGATCAACTCTTTCCTGGCATTGCCTTTTCCAGTTGCAAGTTTCTTCATCTTGGTTGGTGGTAGCAAGACCACAGGAAGTTCCGGATGCATTCGTCTCAACATGACTTTGAGATATCCCGCGTTCTCTGCGAGATGTGTTAGGGATGAGCCCTTCGCGCCGAACGCGTAGTCTTCAATGACGACGACTTGCGGGTATTTCATTTCGATGACTAATAACACCCATCCTGCCAATTCGGAAATTCTGTCAAGTTCATTTTCCGTGCGCGAATGAGTCCAATTTACTGTTGCGTTAGGAAGAGTAGGATAACTTTTGCCGTCTTTACGGTAGTTGACAAACCATTCACGCGACTGCCCGTCAAGCAAACACATTGACGGGCAGTTTAACGAATAGTCGATTCCCAGCACAATTCCCATGCTGGTATTTAGAGGCTAGCGGATGGGGCAAGCTCCAGTGGAACACTCATTGTCATCCACGCCGAGCGTAGATGCGTTTGTTACTGAGGTAATCAATACCGTTTTGGCTTTAAGATCTTCGTATTGTTCCTTCGTGATCTCTTCGAATGGCGCTTGTTGGAATCCATGATCATTATGCAACAGGAACGAGAGCGCTTTGTGACACGTCTCATAATTGTCGGCAAGGTATTTACGGATCGCTGGAAGTTCTTCCTTGCGGTAATAGACGGTGCACGAAACAGAATTGTCAGACCAACTTTGCTGTAGCTCCTTGACGACTTTCAATTGGTCTATCGCTGTCATATCCTTAGCGAGTTTTGTGCCTTCTGGATATGAATATGGAAACGAAACAACTACCGTGTTGTAATCGTAAGAGCCGTCGAAGTTGAGTCGATATTCTACCGGGTACCCTCCGTTTCGACACACATCTGCTAATGGGTGTGTGGACATGATGCTGATGCGACGAATCATGTATTGAGCGTATCCAGGATGGCAACCAGGAGTTACTCCTGGCAACAGACTCAGAGTTCCTGACGGCTTGACTGTAGTCAGCTTAACGCTAGGAGCAAATCCGTTTGCCTTCGAGTATTCTTTGTCGTATGCACGAAGCAGCTTGTAGGTTGGACTAAGCCACTTCTTTTGTGCGTTGGCTGCTTGCAGATAGCCAGTTACTCCAATTCCCATTCGCATGTTTGTGTTAACAATCTTCTCGGTGTCTTTTTGGTGGCAAGACAGAGCGAGTGAGTGTTTGTTAACGCGGTATAGTAGTTTGGCGATGTCCGCCAACTCTTCTTGCGATTCAATGTTTGGGAGGTAGATTTCGGCAAGACAACAGGTCTCCCAACTTGCCAGACCTTGTTCGCCGCAAGGGTTAACGCCCATAACAGTAGGATCAGGATATTCAGTCTCTCCCAACCTTCCGATCGTTCTCAGAAGGGGAAGATTGACCAACCCGTACGGCTCGCCCTTTCCTTCATATCCATCCCAGAAGAAATCGTGGAGCTGGCTGATGTCGTCGCACGCAACCGAGTTGTTGCTCATACTTCGCCACGGTGGAATGTTTCCTAGATCCCATCGCTTTGCAAGAAGGAATTCAACATCGTCCGGATCGCCGATGGCAATTTGCGCCGAACGACGAACGTTACCAGCAACGACGATGCTGCCGATGATGTTCATGATGTCTAGACAATCAATAGGGCGAAGCTGCTTACCAGCTCGCTTTTCCAGGATTGTCGAGATGTTGTTAATGCCATCGCAAAGAATTTCAGGTCCACTTGCAGTGCCTCCAAATCCTTTGATGGCTGTACCACGCCCACGAATCAATTGCGTCGAATACGAAAAGGTTTCTGGCTTCTTCCTCGCGAAGGCTGCTTCTAGCGTTTGCTCAAGAAGCTTGACCCATCCCTCGCGGGTGTCAGGAACGATAAAGTCCGCGCTCGCGGTATCATCTCGTGTGGGACGTTTGAAGTTCTTCTTGACCGGTGAAAGTTTGGAGACATGCTCCTTTTGAATGGAGTATCCAACCCCAGAACCCAACATGAGCATGTCCATAGCCCAGGTAAACGGTTTGACTGGATTATCGACAACCACAAATGCGCAGTTTTGGAGAGAGGCCAGTCCGAGCTTGTTAACTGTCTCAGTACCCAACTGCCAAAGGAACCGCCCGGCTACCACTCCCTTTAGTTGCAGTAAGTAATCGCGTAAACGATTTTGCTCGTCTCCCGTGAATCCGCAATGTAGCTGGTCATTAGTTGCCTTAACTACTCTGTCTACAGTGTCAGCCCATTCTTCAGTTTCACTAAGCGGGTTTGAATCATCCAGTTTCCTCGAATATGTGTTGTGTGAGGGAAACCCACCGGTGAAATGCGTTTTAATTGATGTGCTGAGTACAGCAACTTCCATTTCGCCGGCGTCGAATACTCGCACAACACGGACCATGTCGTCAGGATCGCAGCGCATGCGCTGTGCTTTCTTTTCCATAGCCTCGACAATGCGTACGCGTGGTAGATATACCGGTCCGTGTTTCTTGGTCTCTTCCAAGTTTGAGGCCTCGCGCCATTCGAGTTTGTTACTTGCTAATTTGACCAACCATGAATGATCTGGTGTACAATACAGAATTTCTCCCGTCTCCAATTCGATTCCAACAACTTTAGCCGGCTCGATTGTGTTATGAGTAACTTCGCCAAATCGAATATAGCGGCCGTTATGTTTGTCGCTGATTCCATTTGATGGTCTCGTCAAATGCTCGTCAAAACCGATGATTCTTTGCCCCACAACTAATTCACCGGCCGGTCTCCAAACGAAGTCTGCACACAGCACTGGTGTGTTTTTTTCCACACACCGTTTGTAGGTCAGATATCCTACTGTTGACCATGGGGTTTGAATCGGCATGTCGCTTGGCATTAGTTACTCTTTCGTTGTTCTGTTAGCCAATCATAAAACTCGGTGTATTCGCGCTTAGACATACCGAGTTGTGTGGCGTAAGATTCTGATGGGGTATCGTGTTGGATGTCGGTCATCGAAAATAACAGTCGTTGTTCGAGCGACGACAATGTCCGCGCGTTTCGTATATAGTCATCATACGCCGCGAAGACAATGGGAAAATACGGCCGTGCGAGATCGTGTATTGCGTTAGCGTAGACACGAATTTCCCACTGGGCGTGAGGATCTTGCCGCAGCTTCAGAAACCCGAGAAGGTTACGAAGATCCCATGAGACAGACATTTCTGTGTACTGCGACAGAGGAAGCACGATACGAGCGATCTCGCGTGCGGTTCCGTATGACAATAGTTCTTCGTACTTAGAACGCAGATACTTACCAGACTCTATGATGCGGTCTCTCGATAGCGTTGCATTGAATACCGCATCGTCTGTGTACTCGACGCGGCCCTGCTTATTTGTGGTCGATTGCGCCGTGCATTGCTGTACGTTAGGTACGTACATTTCTTCGGGTGCTTCGGAATACCGCAAGCTAGCTTCATTCATCTTGATCGTGCGATGCCGTACCAATTGACGAGCCACAAAAATCGGCATCTTCATGTGGAAGATCAGTTGACCAAATTCAATTGGCGATGAATGTTGGTGTCGAATCAGATAACGAATCAGTTGTTCGTCTGAGCTAGTGCGCTTGGTGCCCAGTTTGTACGATCCTCGGGCAACGTCGGCTATCCTAGTGTCATTACCAAAGACGTCTACTAGCGTAACTTCGCCGTGATCCAAGACCTTCAGTGTTTTTTCCATTGTGTAAACTCAAGCTCCGCGGTTAGTCCGGAATAGGTTCTAGTTGTTACGGTATGTAACACATCAATTCCAGACTTGACCATATCATTCAAATCTTTGTCGGTGATTGTTGGCGGCCAAATCACGACTTTGTGGTTGTCTCGTATAGCTCTATTTAGTTCCCGTAGGATAGATTCGTTGCGAGGTTCGTTGTCCCAGATTAGCGTTACGGGTCTATCTGGAAATACCAAGGTCTTCACCCGTAGCAAATCCGACCCCATGGCTGATACACAGTTTGGAAGAAACCACGAATCGAGAGGTCCTTCTACCATGTAAATTGGCTTGTGTAGATCGAGTCTGTCAAGCCCATAGATTTTCGTGTCATCGCCAGCTCCAGTCGCCTTGAGTGTGATGTACCGTCCTTCATGCCCAGTTACATCAATGCGTCTTGCTTGTGCGCCGCATAGCTTTCACGTGCGCGAGAACCATGGAAGAATTAGGCGCGGTGCGTTGTCTTCTTGAAAGCGATATGTCCAACCAGTGTGGCGAATCCATTCCGTCCATTGATCGGTAAAGAAGAGGTGTTCGAACGATTCTTCGGGAAGCAGACGACCCTTACAGTATTCGACTGCAATATGGTTTGTCGGCAATTCGGCAATAGACTGGATGCTCAGTGTTTCTGGTTTGCCGGCCCTCAAACTTTCGATTGAGTTGGGTTGATTTGTCGCGGTAACTTGCGGCGTTGCGTCTGTTCGTTCACGGATCTGATCGAGTTGAAACTCTTTGTATAGCGGCTCAAATTTGCGCTTGAGTAAGCCAACGAACGACATGCTCTCATTGCAGTTGTGGCATTTGAAGAAGTAGCGCTTGGTGTGTAAGAATAGGTATCCGCGCGTCTTATTCTGCCGGCGCTTTGAGTCGCCGCAAAGGGGACACCTAAAGGCGTATGTGGTCTTCGACTGCTTGTGGAAATACGGTAGTGAATGTCCTACTATTCCTATGAATTTTTCCTCTAACCACTGGCTCATGTGCGCAGTATATCAAACTGCGCCGACTCTGACAAGTTACTTTGGTGTCACCACACCAATGATCGACCGGTCTGGCAGCCAAGTCGCTTTGATATAAACAGGAATTTCGACACCAGTATTGGCATTGCGATACCGAGTTTTGATTGAATACACCACTTCGGCATTTTTCGTTTCTTCGCCTTCTGGATGTTCTTCTCGCGCAATTTCGAGTGCCTCATTCCAGCGCCGGCGGATTTCAGCTAAGTCTTCGGGGAAGTGGAGATTTTCCCATTGGTTGTTTTTGAACCCGTCCTCGAACGACATTCCGACCAATTCTTGTAGGGCCTTTGAGGCCCATGTATATTTTCCGTCGCTATCCGCCCGCCACATTAGGATGCCGATGGCATCTGTGATCTCTTTGTCTTTAGCGTTGATTGAAATGATGGATTCTTCTATCGACTTTAGTGTACGCTTAAGTGCGTTAACACCGTCGAGTATCGAGCCACCACCATTGGGTCCGACTCGATACTCGACCTTTTCGACCCGTTTGTCCAGTGCTTCAACTTTTCGTCCGAGTTCTTCTACGTTTTTCGGAAGTGCTTGGAAGTCATCTGACCCCAATACTGTGATGCCTTTTTTCGCTGAGGATACAAAAGTTTTCATAGCTTGGAGTGCGTTCTTGATGTAGTCTCGGAAATGTAGGATGATAGCACCTACAGTGATCAAGAACAGAATCTTGATCAATTCGGTAGCTATCACAGTTTGGACAAATGTCATAGTCATTGAACGACCTACGAATTACGCCGGCTTGTTTTCTTGAGAACGCTTATGCGCTACCCACAGACCCCAAGCACCAACAAGAATCGTAACTGCGTCAGCGCCTGGAACAACAATTGTGTTGAGGAACGTCGAGAGCGATGAGAAAATGTCGGCAATCAAACTGGCGTTGACGTTGCATACTGATCCTACGAGATCGCCAATCTTACAGGCATCATGCAAACCAGATTCGATGGCTCGCAATCCAACCGCAATGATGCCGGCTACTGCTGCCACACCGCGCTTACGACCGGATGCTGCTGGGTCCTTTAGCCAATCTATTAACTTTTTCATGATGGGTACCTCTTTGAGAAATTGCTTAACGACAATGCGTTTGATGAAATCCATACAGTATGTATCCTAATACTTGCCGGCTTTCCGAAGAAATGACATCGCGCCAGTGCGCGGGTCACTTACAATTATTCCTTTGCCAGGATTCTTGCGACCAAAGGATCTAATGTCTTCACCAGTTTCATCTTCTCCGACTAGAGACTTGTACCGAGCTTTCTTGGGTTTGCCTAACCGTGATTTGTGGAAGACGTCAGGATCAACGTGGTAGACTAAATGCCCGGCGAACTTTCCGGCGGCTTTTCTACCAGGCTCTCCTTGAGGGCCAACACCCAGACCAGCGATGTTACCATTACCAGCGGAGTTTGTTGGAGCGTCTTCGCTCAGACCACGAGCTTCGCTTATGTATCTGGCGGATTTCTCCCCAAATACGGTCTCGATTAGCTTGGTGTCGTCATACTTTACCGACTCGCGCAGTTTAGCAAGGGGCTCGCGCAGAAGGTACACGGCGGCTGCATACACGAATAGTTTGCTCGAACCTCCCGGAATCTTGACCATGATTCGCTTGATGTTGTTGATCAAGATGTCGAGATATGTCCACGCGGCCCGCTCAGATGACGTTTTGAGCGACACAAATGGCTTTAGGACGTTTCCTTCAGCGTCGATGATACCTTGCTTGAAGGCCGGGGTTTGATTGAATGGGGTGCTAAGCCGCTTGACTAGAGTGTATGTGATGTAGATATCGGCTAGCTGCATGGTCTACTATTTAGTAAATCGGGCAGCTTAATAGCCCGCCAGCATCGCAGTCAGTTCAATATCTGCGGGAATCAACTCAGACTGTATGTCTTTTCCGCCGATTGACGGTATGATTTCTGGCATCAAGTTGAGATACGTTAGTACAGACTTCAAAGCCGGCCATTCGGCCGGCTGGAGTTTGAAAAATAGCAATCTTGATACGGCTTCTGGGCGGAAAACGTTACTCATGCCTATCAGGTGGTTGAGTACCAATCGAGGATTGATCTCACCTGTTTTGACATACTTGCGAATGAGACGTTTTACGTACTTGATACGTAGGAGATCTTCCTTGAATTCGTCCATGCCGCTGCAACTGGGATTGTTGTACATCCTAATTGCATAGGCAAAGAACGTCTGTCGATTCAGATTCTCCATGATGTAGCGAAAGGATTACGCGCCGCTAGTTGCTAGCAGGATCCAGTAATCGACTCCGTTGATTTGGCACTTGACCTTTGCGTTGACTGTAGAGCTTGTGGCAGATGTGTTTGCCAACAGCCCTGCGCCATTTGCTACCGCTGCGCTAAACAAATACTTCGTCGATAGCGCGTTGGATGTGAATGTGTCTTCCAATCGAAGAAACGCTCCGGGTTGTGCCGCTCTTGCCCCAGTGTTAGAAACGCTGATTACGGCTCCGAACGTATTTGCGATCAAGGCCGCAGCGTTTGAGACATCGAGAACGAATTTACCTGCGGCATGTTCGGTTAGCACGTTAGCAGTCGCCGCGTTCAACACGCTCGTGGCTAGTATGCCGTATTGGTAACCGGTGTTTTGCGACGTTGATTGTGCCACAGTGGTAAACTTACCAGCCGAGAGAACTACGCCAGATGCAGCGTTTGCATTTGCCGTAAGAGTTCCACCAACTGATGCTGCGTTTGTGGTTGCGCCGGCGCCAGATGTTGTGGTGATGAACGCGATGTTGCTGAAGAGATTGCCGACAGTAATCTTCTTACCAACTGGTGTCCCTCCGGGATTGTCGATCACCAAGACGACGTCGTCTTGTGATGCAGAACTTAATGTTGTTAGCGCGGTGATTTTCTTGTCGGCCATGTTATTCGCTTTGTGTGGTTGGTACTAGATTGATTGGAACTGGTGTAGAACCAGAGTCGATTTGCTTGATTAGGATGTCACAAGCCTGAATCGCTCCATTCAATGCAGATTCTTGGAGTTGCAGTTCCCGAGTTTCCTGATTGTACTTCGCGGTCAATTCTTGATGACGGAGCTGGATGGCCTGAACATCGGCAAGCCATCCAGCCCTGTGAGCTTCGATACCTTCGCGATTCACAACATTTGACACTGTTAGAGTATTAGTCATATGATCTCATTTCCAAGTAAAGTATTTAGGCGAGTGCGCTGTACAGTTGAATGAACTTCTCAGCACCATTAACACGGACCGCGAAGCAGCCTGCGTTGGTGATGCAAGAGTTATTTCGGAATGCTCCGTTTGCTCCCGCGTTCGTCGCTGTTGCGTTGACATAGTGGGTGTTTGACCCACCAACGGTATAGCCAAGGTCGAGCAGATACGAAACGCCGTTTGCCTTCGCCGAACCAACAATGTCTCCCTGCTTTTCTCCGAGAGCGATGAACGCTGTTGGACGAGTCTGTCGAGTGTTCGAATCGGCAGTCACGTCAATGACCAACCCGTATGCCAAGTTGGCTGCCGTGTCTGACGCGGTGTTTGACAGGTTAAGCTCGATTCGAGCTCCAGCGTACTGAGTTGCGATTGTTGATGCAATTGAGTTACCGCAACCTACTGTAGTCTTGGCGAAGATTGACTCGACTCCAAGAACAGTCGTGTTGACTGCCAACCCAGACGTCGCGTTAACAGTGAATTCACCCGAACGAACAATACCTGAGGTGGCGTTGTCGCGGATGATTACATCTGCCTTCAGCAACGTGCTGGAACTATTTCCCGAAGAACGGTCCTTGAGACGGAAGCGTGTATTTTGAAAACTCATGTGATCTCCTTATTGCCGGAATTCGGTAAGAAGTCTGGCTGAAATGATGCTTACCACTATGGTGTCATCCCAACTATTTAGCAGATTTGGAATCCTTAGTGGTCTTCTCATTTTGACTTGCCAGTTTGTTACTGATGTTGTAAATCAGTCTTTCTGGCGGGTTCACTACGAGTTTGGAATCGTTGCCTTCGATATCAGAATCGACCGGTCCATCGTTGGCGTAGATGTTGTCCGGCTCTTGACGCTTCTTTGGCTTCTTTGGAGGAACTGGTGCTGGTGCAGTCGGGGGTTCTTCTTTCTTCTTATTGAAGTTGCCGAACCCCCATTCGTGTAACGAAATTTCGAACGATCCGTCGTCTTCTTCGAGAATCTCAAAATCAAACCAATCGTCCGTGTCTTCGATGAACTGATCCATGACTGCCCCTTCTTTGAGAGTCCCAAGCCGCTGTTGTATCTTTGTCATCGTAGCTTTCGCCTGAGTATCTGATAGGCGACTAATGAGGATACGCTTGAACTTGTCAAATTGCCCCGTCTGCGCAAGATATCGAGCCGCAGTCGCGCTTACACTGTCTCTAGGCGCCGATGAGTCAGAAATGCTTGACACGGAAAGCGTCAAGTGGTTTGCCGGATCGGCTAGCCTTTTCCAACTCTTGATCAATCCCTCGAATTTGTCTTTGCGGTCGGGGCCAACTAGTAATTGAATTTTGGAGTATCCAAGCGCCTGCGCCCAGTTAAGTGCGTCGATGGGGCTTTTGGCCGATTCGGGGCCTATTGTTAGCGATGGAAATGCCGTCTTAACAAGCTCGGCTTTTTCTTTGAAGCTAAGAGGATTCTTTTTGGTGTCTTGCGTGTTCGATAAGAACAATGCGGCGTCACCTGACAATTTGCGTGCTGTCGATAGTAATCCGAGGATCAATGCCTCGTGCCCGCGCGTGGGCGGATTCAATCTTCCGAATGCGATAGCCACGCTTGACATTAGATTGCCAATCCTTTTAGATGCACGGTCAATTGACTTAGCGTCGATTCCGCTGTTTTGTGTTGGATTGCGTAACCGCGCGTTTGTGCTATCCATTCGACTACATTTTTCTTGTAGTCGTCGATCAACACAGATTTGAGTCCGGTCATGACATTATCGGCAATACCATAGTCTGGCTTCTCTGACCTGGCGCATGTTACGACATCGGCAGTTGTAAGTCCGTTGAAGTTCTTGACGATCCATTCTTTTTTGTCTCTAGACGCATTCTTGCCAGTTTGGATGTGATCGCCTTTGAGCCATGGCCATGGCAGTGCTGTCAATATTCCAAGTCTGATGTGTCCGTGATCCCGGAGATTTACCAATGCGGTCATCAATCGCTTAGCATCTGGCAAAGGGGTGCATAACGCGAAAATGTTCGGGGTCTTCTTCGCGACAACGTCCCACGCATTTGGCTTTTCAAGGAATACATTTACCTGATTGTCAGAATTCAGGTTGTAAATTTCACGAAATGTCCCATGAAAATCCGCCAAAACTCCGTCCACATCGCACCAAATTTTTGGTAAACGAGTGTTTGCCTCGGTTAGGAGAGCGGCTTGGGATAGAGTCACAGACATATGATCTATTTAGCTCATTGATATGTTTCAGCTTTGAATGTTCCATCTCGGTCGGTGTATATGGTGCTTCGAACGCCTGCTAGCTTTAATGCATATGCACAGGTAGCGCATGGTTTAGAGATTCCTATTGTGCCTGCGTTAGTAAGCCTCACGTTAACCGCTGTCATGCCTTTAGCACCGCCCTTGTGCTTTACCTTGTTGAGCGCCATGATTTCCGCATGCTTGTAGCCGAGATTGTATCCTGTGGCCATTAAGGCGCCGCCTCTGAACAGAAGTGTGGCGTGTTTGTGGTGTGCGTGGTCAGATTTAGATGCTTCTCTGAGCGCTCGATTGATGTTCAGCATTGACGTTGACGGGATATGATTTGCGGTAAACTTGAAGTGATTTGGGGCAAGGTGGGAAGTTTGCGGCTATTGGTGTTATGACGTCTCTCCATTGTAACACTTTCCTAAAGAACCGCGCAACTGCCGGATGTTTCTTATCCTTGTATGCCTCGTAGTAATACTCAATGGCATGAATAACACTATCTTGCTTGAATTCCGCCCGGAGACTTCTTATTGTGATTGGAACACCTGGTTTGACGTAATTCCAATATTCGACGCAATCTCGCGCATACGATTCCACTTCGTCTAAACTCCCCAAGTATTCTTGCTCTGCATGAACTTCGGGGTTATCTTTGTCGGTCTTGAAGCACAACGTTGAATGTTGTTGCTTACGTAGTGCGTATTGTGCGCGGTGGACTAGTTCATGAAGTAGCGTTTCGTGAATAGTGTAACGAAAGACTTCCCAATTACTGCGCGTTAGCGCCAATTTTTTGCGTTGAGCGACTATGATTTCAAGTTCGATGGGGGCAACACCGCCGCGTTTTGGAGCATAGCAAGTGCCTCCTAAAACGGGCGAATCAAACGGATCCTGCGCGGTGCTGTCCACAAATGGCAAGAACTTGATGGCCAGCCCGCGCAGGGAATTCGTCAATTGAATTGTTAACGGCTTGAGGTAAATTTCCTTTGTTGCCGATCTTGTGATGGCAGCTTTGATTACCTCATCGACTGCGGGTGCTGCGAGCGCGTATTGCTCGGCTACGTAAAGGTGGATCTTCTGAACGTTCAATGTCGGATCTCCTAGAATACATCACCAGGACCATTACTGTAACTATGTAGTTAGTACTTGATGTCACTGTTCGGAGCCGCTCTCTTGAATTTGCTTCCCGGAGTAAATTGGGAAACCGTTTGTTCTACTTTGACGGGAGCTGCCGAAAAGTTCTGGTTTGGATCGTTGAAAATCCGCATTTTGGATTTGTCCACACAAACAGTAAATCGTCTGTTCAGTGATTCATCACCATACCGATTCTTTAGCTGCTTGATCAGTAGCTTTCCTTCTGCTTGCAATTCATCGCTGGTAATTAGCGCTAGTTGCAAGTCTACCGTCGCCGGCAAACCAATACTGTCGCTTGTGTTTGTCAGACTCGGATCGCTATTGTCGAATCCGCCTCTGTTGAACTGAGTTGCCGAGAGACACGGAACGTTGTATTCAACTGCCAGCCCGCGCATTTCTTCCGCTACGGCCTTGATGTATGAGTACGTATTGACCTGCCCGGTGTTCTTCAACCGTACACTAGAACAAATGTTAACATAGTCAACTATGAGCAAGTCCGGAACGAAATTTCGCTTGATGGCCAATTCATCGAGTAGCGCTCGGAAGTGCCCGACATGCGCAGATCCAGTTGGATACTCCTTGATGATCAGCTTTCCGAAGTTGCTTCGTTTCCGTAGTTGCTTGAACGCGTTCTCGTATAGCAACTTTGGCATATCATCGAGTGCGTCCATAGAGACGTCGAGTAAGTTGGCATCAATGCGCTGCGCGATTCGTTCTTCGGCCATTTCCATGGTCAAGTACAATACGTTTTTACCTTGCGCTATCGTACTTGACGCGATGTGACACATGATCATCGACTTACCAACACCTGTTGCCGCGACGATGATATTGAGCGTCTTTGGAGCCAACCCACCCTTCGTGATCGAGTTTAGGAGGTCGATGTCGAATGGTATGCGCTTTGTGTTTTGGTGAATTAGGTCGTATCGTCCCTCGTATTCTTCGAAGTAGTCATGACCAATGTGGCTGTCAAAGCTCACGGCAAGTGCATCCTTTAGAATTTCTGGCACACTTGCCGCTGCGTTGAAGTCTTTGTCGATTAGCGTTATTGACGATGATATGGCATTGTAAAGCGCCCGACGTTGGCAGAACAGTTCAGCCTCGTGCGTCAGCCATTCTTTGCGGCTACTATCAACCCTGGCGACACCAACTAATTCTTCTACGAGTGCTTTAGCTTCGTTGAACGTACCTTGCGACAGTGATTCTTGTTCTAGCGCCAGCCGTAGTGCGTCGAATGTAGGTGTTGCTTTGTAGGTGTTGACGAAATTATTGCATAGTCTGAACACCACTTTGTCTGATTCGGCACTGAAATACTCCTCTTTGAGGAACGGAAGAACCTTACGCGCAAACTCTTCATCCTTGACCAAATGGGCAAGGATCAATTTTTCTATCATTACATGTCCTATTTGTTAGTTGTTGGTGACAGAATTAGTCTTGCGTTTCTTCCTCCCCGGCAATTTCTTCGTCGGTGTGGACTCCATATGTGAATGTCGGTATCACATAGGTTTCGTCGAGAGACTTTAGGAATTCTGGTGTGAAGTAGTCGGTAGGATTTTGCATGATCTTGGCGGCCTTAGCTGGTGCCAATCCAGGAAACGTGTACTTACCAGCGGTCGATGTGACCATGCCGGCTTCTTCTGCGAATTCGAGTAGTCCGTGATAGCGATCCAGGCCGCCAGCGTATGAAATCTTGACTTCGACTTCGGCATTTTCCTTGCTAAGTCTGGACTTTAGCATCTTGACTTTGATCAAACTGCCAATGACCTTTTTGTCCTTATCCTTGTCTTTGGA